CCGTCCCCGCCGGTCAGTGCGCTGGCATTGGCCTGCGCGTTCTGGTTCGCCAGCTTCGCCTTCTGGGTGTACTCGCTCTTGTACTGCTGGTATGCCGTATCGGCCGCCGGGTCATAGTCGTAACCGCCCAGATCATCCAGCTTGCCCATCACGTTGTCAATCTGGCCCTTGTACTTGCTCTGGTAGTCGGCCGGTTTCGTCTGTTCAAAGCGCTCCAGCTCGCTCCGCGCGTTGCTCAGTCTGCTCATCTTCAGCTCTCCTTTCCACTCAGATAATCCTCGCTCATGTTCTCGCTGCTAAGGTTGGTCAGCACATAGGTCAGCTGCTCGTTCAGCTGGTACAGGTAGTTCGTCAGCGCCTGCGCGTCCGCCGCCGGCATCTGGTCGCTGAACTGCGGCAGGCCGATGCCCGCCAGTCCCGCAATGCTTGCCATTGTCTTCTCCTTTCATCGTCTCGGCACCGCGCCGCTCACCCTTGCCCCTGCTGCATCCGCAAACGTAAAGGCCATGCTTCGCAGCGCCATCTGCCCGGTGCCTGCAAATTTCAGCCGCATGGTGTCGTGCCGCCTTGGCACAAAGGGCAGGTTCACCCGCTGGTGGTCTTTCGTCACCGCGCAGCTGCTCACCGTTTCCCAGTCCCCGCCGTCGTAGCTCACCGCCACGGTCAGCACCGTGTGGGCCAGTGCATCCATGCGTAGCGTGACCCGGCTGATGTACTTGTCGTCCGGCACGGCAAGGCCGATGTCTCCGGTCACGGCCTCAAATTTCAGTCCCGTCTCATCCTCGCCGCTCACTTCCCGCTCCGGGTCGGCCGCCCACAGGGCATTGCCGTCCCACAGATACAGCTGCCGCCCGGTGCTCACCATGCCGGTGCCTGCCGCGCTCTCCTCCTGCCACAGGCCCCGCTCGGTGTCGTACACCAGAAGCCGCCCGCTGCCCGTGTCCGTTTTCCGGTGCAGGTACAGGTAGTACCGCGCATCCAGCTGCCCGCCCACGGCCCGGTCCACCGCCGTCAGCTTCCCGGTGTCCAGCGCGCCGCTCACCTTGGCAGGCAGGCTTCCGCTCCACGCCATCACCCCGTCCGGCGACAGATAATACAGCGTCTCCGCGATCACGCACAGGCTCTTTGCCGCATTTGCCGCCACGCCCCGGCACCGCACACTGCTCATCTGGTAGTCGCTTGGCTTCGAGCCGTACAGCTTGTGGATGCAGTTTTCCTTAAAAAACAGCAGGTACCCCAGGCAGCTGGCCGCCCCGGTAAACGCGCCGTCGCTGCCCACGCTCACCGCGTAGCTGTCCGACGCAATGCCCCGGTAGCTGTACCAGTTGGTGGGGTCGCCCAGGGCACAGGCATAAATGCTGTTTTCCTCCCGGCTGCATCCCCACACCCGGTTGCCCTGCTCGGTCACAAAGTCCAGATCCGGCACCCGCCGTTCCAGCTTCACCGGCGCTGCGGCCGCTTCGTTCTCGGTCACCTTGCCGTCGGCGCTTCGCCAGCTGGTGCCGGTGGCCGTCACGGTCCAGCTGCCATAGTACCGGGTGCTGTCCTCCGGCACGGCCAGCGTCGTGATCACGTCGTCCCCGTCCAGTGTGCTGATGCTCACCTCGCCGTTCAGCCCGGCCGCCGCCGCACTGCATACGGTGCCCGGCATCCCGCTCACCGTCACGGTGTCGCCTTCCTTCAGCACGCTGCCAAGGCCCGGGCAGTGCAGCTGCAGGCTCGTCAGCAGGATCTCGCTCCACTTCTTGTTCTTCGCGCTGTACTTCAGCAGTACGCTGCCCGCGCCGTAAGGGCTCTCGGCGTCCCCCTTCAAAAACAGCAGCCCGTCTGCCGGGCTCTCCGGCTCGGTCGTGCCCACGCCGTCCGGCGTGTAGGTCCGGCCCTCGCCGTCGCAGGGGGTCACGGTCATGGTCCCTCCGCCCAGCGTCCACGCCGCCGCAAGATCCGTCAGCTCCCCGCTCACCGTGTCAAAGGCCTTCTTGTCCGGCCAGATCAGCACCTTCGTGCCCATGCCGGTCATGGCCTTCTCGTTGTCGGTCAGCGCGTTTTCCAGCACCACCGCCCCATCCCGGCTCTCGTCGGCGTCCGGGATGTACTCTAGCGTGGTTCCCCGGCAGATCACCAGCCCGTTCAGGTGGTACATGCCGTTCACGTCCTGTACCTCCCGCACCTTCTTGCGGGTCGCCCGCGTCTGCAAAGCCGGGTACCCCCGGCCGGAAAAATTCAGGCTGCTGCTCAGCTCCGCCTCGCTGCACCCATAGGTCTCGTTCACCCCGCCAAAGGCCCGCAGCATCTGCCGCCCGCTCTGCAAAATGTTCAGGTTCCGCCCGTCCGTCATCTCAGTACCTCCACTGCACACCGCCCGCCGGGGCATAGCGCCTGCGCATCCATGCGGCAAACTCCTGCACATAGTCGCTGTACAGCTGCATCTCGTTGGCCGCCCGTGCCACCTCGCCCAGGGCAAGGTCCATCTGCGCACACAGCCAATGCACATACAGGGGTGCAAACTGTTCCGGGGCCAGCAGCTCGGTGTCGTAGGCAAGGCCTTCGGCCCATGCCGTGTCCGCGCCCACGTCGTCAAAGTCCACCGTCTCGCTGCGCTCCACCACGCTCCCGCGCAGGCGGCTGTCGCACTGCCGCAGCCAGCTCTGTTTCAGACTGTCCGAAAATTCGTTGTTCGGCCGCATCTCGTCAGCCTGCTCCATGGCCTGTCCCGCCGTCATCTCGTCATCTTCTCCTTCCAAATCAAAAGGCCCCGGCACAGCCATGTGCCGCTGTACCGGGGCCCTCTGTCTCTTTTGTTACACGCGCTGTGCCTGCTGCACGGCCGCCGCCTCTGCTTCGGCAATGCGGGCCATGGCCGCGTTGTCCATCTCTTCGCTGTGGCGCAGCACCTCGGCCACCGCCTTCGGCACCTCCACGTCCACGCCGCGCTGGATCAGGTAGGTCTCGCCGTTCACGCCCACAAACACAGGCGCCTTATAGC